CTTTAATTTTACAGTTTATTTTACTTTTGGAATTAATTTTATAAATTTCTTTTATTTAACTTTATTTGCGACACTTTTATTATATAATGTTTTTCTTTTTCTTATTTTTAATACTTTTGTGTTGTTACCAGATTAGTTGTACTAGTGTATATAGTTCAATTGCTAGGAGAAATCGGCGCGAGGGTTTCGGCCCTTTTGAAGCCCAAGAAGTCTGGAACGAAATTGGACAATCTACTATAAAAGAGACAATTGATAACAGTAACAGTATTTTTAATCAAACTTTAACTAGTTTGATTGATATTTATACTACTGTTGGCGAGGAAGCTAAAATCGTCTACACCGCCATACAGCATCCTTTAGATGCTTTGTTATCTACCAATTTGGGTATTGCTCTTTTAATTTTCCTTTTATTGATTTTTATAACTTTCTTTTTAACTTATTTTATACCAAACGTTTTCAAGATTTGTTGTTTAATTTTTCGTTTTATTAAAAGCATTTGGAATCTCCTAGTTAAACTTTGTAGTTGGTTCTTTACAGCTGAGCGTTTCAGCTGGCTTTTTACAAATTGTATAATCATGCGATTTAGAAAATGGCGATGGGAATCGAATACACCTGATGAAATTCTTTTGAAATCTCAGAAGAAAATCTTCAAAGGTTTCGTCAAACGAACTTACTCTAAAGTCAAAACTGATGAGCACGGGGTGTATTTAGAAGCCACAGCTGGTCATCGAGTTTACTTAGATCAAGAGAACGTAGTCAATGAACTGACTATGTTGCAAATTCCTAGCAACCCACCCGCGCGAAATGAGGGTGATGTTACTATTCAGAAGGAAGCCTTGATACCAAATAGTGAACTCTGGCAAGTTGATGACTATCCTGCCTTCCAAGGTCAATTTGAAGTTGGAGGTATGGTAGTAGGCCATTTTTCTCGCATAAAGTACGAGAATCGTGATTGCATTTTAACTGCTATGCATGTCTTGGAATACAATAAAAGAGCTACTGTTTATTTGCGTAAAGGTGATAAATTGGTTTCTTTAGATACCATAAAATGCGTCTTATTAGCTGGATCTGAGGTAGAACATTTGGACTACGTAATTTTGGCTGTCCCGCCGGGAATTTTTTCCCAGCTCGGAGTTAAATGTGGTTCAGTTTCTACTAGGGTTATAGCCAGAGATAGTGTTAAAATTTATCATGAATATGATAACGAAAAATATTTTTCTATAGGCCAGGTTACGGCTACGGGGAAACCATGGTGCGTTTCATACCAAGCTAGTACAGTAGTTGGAACCTCCGGAGCTCCTTTAGTTTCCCAAGGGAAAATTATTGGTGTTCATTTAGAATACGATAGAAACTTGAAAGCTAATGTTGGGGTTATTCCTCCTGCTTTCAGAAACAGACGGAAAGAATCGCCTACGAATGAGTCTTTGTTTCAAGAACTTGAAGAAGATGATTTTGAGACATCTCTCCAGAATGATGATATATCAGTTGAAGATAAACTTTTACATTTTTATAAGTTGATGGGAGTTGACGATTACCGAGGTGATAATTGGGTCGAGGCTTTAGAACGACGAAATCAAAATAGAGAAGATAAGTACGATCTGACGGATGTCAATGATCCGGAAAATTTTCGAAAAGGCTATAAATATTATAGCAATAGTCAACATAAAGGCTCCTTGGTTAAACAAGGTAAAATTCGAAAGGAAGCTATTTGGACATGTGAGAAGTGTTTCGTATTGCAAAATAATTACGAATACAATTGCGTAGCTTGTAAGCACCCTTTAGTCAAATTAACAAAGAAAATGCTTAAAACAAATTTTGAATTAGCTGCTGCTGTTGTCACGAATAAATTTCGTGAAAATAACATACCAGAAGAGATTATTAAGAAGATTGTCGATATTTTCTTATTGGCGAAAGATGAGGCTGTTTTGGCTAAGGATTTGGAAAGTATCATTGATACAAAGATCAAAGGTATTTTCATTGGCAAAGACAAGATAGAGGTCCCAGAGCAAGTTAATTCAGTCTCTATGACTGATGATTTAGCTTTGTCCGTTGCTACTTCTTCGAAAGTTAGCCCTCATGATATAAAGTTAAAATACGATACTGATAAGGAGTCCTTAGTTTTGGAAAAGACTCACCATGTAATGTGTACCGAGAATTCACATCCGAAACTCGAGACAAATTTGATTGCTACGGTTAGAGTTGTTCCAACAGACCCGATAATTACGCAGGAGTTAATTGACAACGTTGCCGCGCGAGCGATGTACGATGTTGCTACCCCAGTTAATCCCAATGTTTATCCGGATGTCTATAATAAGTTACAACTTCTTATTGAGAACCAAGAGAAATCTAGGATAGGCAATGAAGTTTTACTTCATAGCATTGAAATTTTAACTAAACAAGTCAATAAATTAGAATTAGACATGATTCCTTTAAACTTGAAAACCCCAGTTTCACAGACTGGGGCCCCTATTACAAGTGGACCAAACCTACAAGCTTTTCAAGCAAAAGTTTCTCCGTCGGCCGATCCACTTGCATTAGCCAGGGCGCCACGAAGAAAGAAGAATCGAAAATCTGGCAAAAGCTCTGCCAAGCGTACCCAGAATATGGAAATTACGGCTGGCCAGAGCGAGACGCAATAGCTGAGAAAATTAGTTTTAAATTGCAAGTAGATAAACACATATTAGAATATAAAGCACCCACTAGGGGTGAATTAATAGAATCAAATGATCGTTTATTAAAATTATATAAACGACATACTTTGCCTTTATTTTTAATGAATTATGACCGTGATGTGTGGAATAAGGAAATTGAGTTTTTGAAATATGAGTTCAAGAAAGAAGCCTCTCCGGGCTCTCCATATAGTAAATTAGCCACTAGGAATGACCTCCTTCTAACCTCTTTAGGTTCTAGGTTCAATGCGATTGTATTGGATAGGATTGAACGTTTCTTGGCTTTACCCTTGGATTACTTGGACTCTGTTGATAAAAGATCTTTATTGGATCTTGATCTTTTTGATCCCGTCCGAGTTTTTGTAAAGAATGAACCTCACAAAGTAGAAAAACTATTACAAGGTCGTGTTAGATTGATTATGTCCGTCTCTCTCGTCGATAAGATGATTGAGAAATTGTTGTCTAGGCATTTGTGTAAATTGGAAATATCTAATTGGCGAGAAATTCCTTCTAAGCCTGGTATAGGTTTCACTGAAACCGATAATTTATCAGTTTATGAAGATGTTCAGAACTCTGGTTTACCCATGAGTTATGCTGATATTTCCGGTTGGGACATGAACGTTAAACCTTGGATGATAAAAGATGCTGCTGACTTCGCCATTCTTTTGTGCGATAATCCTAGCCCTATTTGGGTACATCTTTTAAAATTCAAGTCTATTTTGGAAACCAAAAGTATCTATCAGTTCTCCGATGGAGAGATGGTTACGCCTTTGTTTGATGGCATAGTTAACTCTGGTAAACTTAAAACCAGCCGAGACAACTCTTTTATTAGAGTTAGATTAGCTGATTTGGTTGGCTCAAGGAAAACTATTGCTGCTGGAGATGACACAGTGGAGAATCGTATCGATGACGCTTTTAATAAATATAGGAGGCTGGGTGTTGTTTTAAAGGATTATCAAAACGTTACTGATTCATTCGAATTTTGTAGCCATTGGTATTCCGCTAACGTCACTTACCCTCTTAATCATGAGAAAATGGTTATGAATTTGTTGTCTGATGATTCATCAGACCCCTTTCTTTGGTTGGAGAAAAACTCGGCTTTTCGAGCAGAATTATCTGACCATCATCCAATGTATCATACTATTATGCGCCAACTTGACTCGATCGGGTACAATGAAGTGGTGGGGCTTCAAATAATCGATATTAAAGACCCTCTTTTTATAAATAATAATGAGTGCTAAACCATATAATCCTATGGTACATGTTGTTAAGCAGAAACAACTTAAAAATAAAACTGCTTCAAACAAGAGAAATCGAAATAAAAATAATAATAATAAATCTTTAAAACCTTATAGTACAGGACCAGTAGCAGCTGTTTCAGCTGGTGCTTCTACTGACGGTGGCTTACTCAAAAGAGCTAGACCACACAACATTCTACGCGAGATCGCTGGTAAAGTTACCCCTGAGGGTATGAGCTTTCTTAAATGCGCTTTTGCGCCACCTGATTTCGCTGCAACTAGTGTTAAAGGCGTCCCTGATGATTTTCAAGGCCGTTCATTGACAAAGAAGCATAGAGCTGTTGGTGATTTACTTTTAACTACCGCCAATACAGATTACTACATTTTGCTTTTGCCTATTCCAGGTTATTCCTATTGGCAAGCGACAGTTCCTTCAGGAACTGCTATTACTGCTTCTACCGTATTTTATGGTATACCATATGCTGATAATTCCAGTTTATTTGGTAATGGTGGCTTTAATACAGCGGAAGTAGTAAATCGATTTAGATTTGTTTCCAATCATATTGAAATTATCCCTACTGTTAATCAAATGACGTGGACTGGAACTATTCGTAGTTTCAAGTTTCCACTTAATTTGATTATGCGCCAGAATCCTTCAGCTGTTGGTGTTCCAACTAGCGATTTGTTGGCAACGACTGGCTTGAATTCCCTCAATGCTAGAAATGCTGACTCCTATTCTGGATCATTTAACATGGGTGTTTATGCTGCTGCATACAATATTGGAAACGGATTTGATTTTAAAAGCGTCATTGAAAACGCTACTTCTGTTCCTGTTGCTTTAGTTGGTGGCGATTTTGGTATTTTAAGTACCACCTTTGGTGGCTTAAATTACAGTTTTCCCGGTGTGGACAATGATTTTGAATCTGTGTGCATTGCTATAACTGGCATGGGCACTAATGTTTTAAACACTGCTATAATCAAGACTTGGGCCTGTGTAGAATATCAAGTTCTACCTGGTACATCAATTTATGAGTATAGCTCTTTATCTTGCCGAGATCCAAACGCTTTGCGTTATTATCGTCAAATAATCAACGAATTACCTGTAGCTGTTTGCTACATGGATAATGAAGGTTTTTGGAATCGAGTTCTTGGTATCATCCGTCGTATTTCAGGTGTAGCATCTGTTTTACCTGGTCCATACGGTCGAATGGCCGGTGGTATTAATGCAACGGCTGAAGCCTTAGAACAGTTATTTCTTTAATTCTTTCTTCTTGTTTGGATACGGAATTTATTAGCTCTTGATGCCTTAGTTCAAGAAGCGACCTATGGGTTCGTCTTTGTTAAAATACTACAGATTCTTGCAAGTTTGTGTAAACATATTATTACCCCCCTCGGTTTGAGGGTTAAGACGGGGCCAATGTAAT